GCAACATAGTAACAAAGTCTTTCAGAGCAGGTATAATATCAGCCACGATAGACTTAGCCAAATCAACGAACACCTCTTTGTTCTCCACGATAGCAGGTATAAACTCGCTAATCAGAATCGGTATTATTTCGTCTTTCAAAATTGGGCCGAACTCTTCACCAATAGTGATGAGTAATTTTTCCCAAGCCGAGTTCAACATACCGATTTCAAACGCTGTGGATTGCATAATATCCTCTGAAAACTTTTCAAGAGTTCCACCCGCCTGTTCATTCGCCTTTTTGAGTTCCAAAAATGAATCCCGCTGACCCATCAAAGCCAACATAGCAGTTCCGGCTCTCGCCTCAAAGAGCATCATGACCTGTGCTGTCGTAAGACCAACATCGTTGAATTGTTGTAGCATATCCTCAAGGCTCGTCACGCCCGTAGTTTGTTCGTTGATTGTTGTGTTGAGCGAAGTCGCTTGACCCTCCAATTCTTTTTGTGTTTCAATTAATTTTCGTTGTGCGCGCCTTTGCACATTCGCCTCAAGTGACAGTTCCTGTTGTTGAATAGAGAGTTGCGAATTGGCTACTTCTAATCTGGATATTTGTGATAATTCTTGTTCTGTCAAATCACGATTATCTCTGCTCGCTCGCAATCTAATTTTTTGTATTTCAATAGAGTTCCGCTGTTGTTCAACAGATAAATCGCTCATAGCATCATCAAGTTTTGTCACTGCTAAAGTCGTCTGTTCAAGTTGTATCTGTGTGCTATCAAGTGACATAGTTACTGCTTTCAAACTCGCTTTCGCCGCTTCACCGGCAGGGGTCAAAACCATGAATGAAAATCCGAGTCTATCCATCATTCGGCGAGCATCAACCGATGGTCGCAACATTTTCATCAATGCCATTCGCAAACCTGTTCCGGCGAGAGAACCCTGCAAACCCGCATTACCAAGCGCACCTGCCGCCGCCGCCGCCTCTTCTATTCCGACACCTGCCGCTCTCGCCGCCGGCCCCAAGAACTTCATTGTTTCACCTAAAGTTTCAAGTGTGGTGAAAGACGAAGTGAAAGTTTTAGTCATTACATCTGCAACATCAACCAATTGATTTATTTCAAGTCCAAACGATTTGACTGACGCGATTCCAATAGCCGCCGCAGTTTCAGCATCTGTGCCTGCCGCGATTGAGAACTTAACTAAGTTTTCAATTGCTTTATCATCAACCATTTCAGACATTGTTAAACCGGCGAGAGCCAAAATCTGTGATGCCTCACCGACTTGACGAGCAGTAAAAAGACTCGCTGTGGCAACATCTATGATTTCATTTTTGAGTTTGTCAGATTCTTCACCGACACCGCCCATAATCGCTTTCGTTCTGACAAAAGTTTCCTCAAAATCAATGAAGGCCATTGTTGCTTTTTTGACAAACCCCGACATAATGCTGACACCGGCTTTCACCGCCGCCAAGCCAAGCAAACCAAACCCTGCCGCTAACCCTGCGAGGCCCGCCGCACCTGTTGTGACAAAGCCGCCAAGAGAGCCACCCATCTGACCGAGAGTTCTGGTGAAGCCAGAGCCATCAGCCGTGAACTTTGTGCTAACAATGTTGTCAGCCATTAGCGACCGCCTCGCTTTTCAAGTTCATTACGCTGACGCCTGTTCTGTTCAGAGAATGCTGTTGCCAAATAAGCCGCTTCGCGTGGGTCAAGTTCTCTCCATTGTTGAGGCGTCATGCCCAATGCGGAGAGCAATTGAAAGTAAAAAATCCCTTCATCGGTGCGAGCGAAGGTCACGAGTTTCCCATAGCACCACCACCGTCTATATTGCCGACAGCGGCCATGATTAATTGTGTCAATTGAGTCAGTGTTGAGAGGGGTAGCGAATTGAACTTTTGCCAATTCATCTCTGAATCGCATTTGGCTAACATCTCGTAAATTACTCTCATCCCAAGTGCTTCGTTGCGCTCGGTTTCGTTGTTGAGTTTTGAAATATCTGGATGCGCCCGAAGTGCTGAAAACTCTGCCGCGCTTAGGGGTAAAATATCTAATGAGTCTGTTCCCAAACCGAGTTCTGAAATATCCACACTGATAGGTTGATTCGCCTGTTCCAACGCATTGTCTAACCATGACATAATCCCAACCTCTCAATCAATCTCGCGACCATGTTAAGCCTTCAAATGTTGCATTCATCATCAATGCCCCATCTGACCCTGCTTCAAGACCTTCAATTGCCAAGTCGGTTAAGACACAACCACTAACAGTATAAGTGTGAGTTCCCGCCGCATCAGCATCAAACTCTATTGCCAATTCAGTATCGTTGTTGAACCACGAATAAAATGTTGAGTCAGTTATCCCCCATGCCGCTTTGAGAGTTCCATTCGCGGTTTTCATTCCGCGAGTGTGAGATGTTGCAGTATTACTACCAAGAGTCGTATATTTTCCTGTTGCCGTTGATAGTGTAAAGTCGCCCGACACGAAGCCGGTTATACTGCCGCTAACTGTCACTTTGCCGGTGACGCCTGTAAATGAATGAATAGCCAAACTGAACCCTCTGTTAGAGAGGGTGCAGTAACCGGCTTTTAACGGTAATGGTCACGACCGAGTTCAGTTAAGTGCTTCACCAACGGTCTTAGGGGTGAAATGATAGTCACGCTCTGTGCGGCCAAGTCTGTTTGATTCGTGGTCTGCTGTGAGTTCAGAGAGGCTGAAATATCCCCATTCTGGAAATTGAGTTCCTGTGATGTATCCGAACATTGTGTCGTTGCCATCGTATTCAGTAATGAAAATGCTAACTGCCGCATCTCTGAAAAACTTTACCTGTGCTACTGCATTCATCCCCTGTCCGTCTGTTGAATACAGTGCCGGTAGGTTGTTTCGGTTCTCTTTGGTTAGCATCATTTGGTTCGCCATGTTACTTCGTAGGGGTCGCCCATATATAAGCGTTCCGGTATCTGACTAATTTGGATTATGACCGATTATTAGACACAATTCCAAAGTGAATCGCAGAGTCAGATGAGGGGATTACAGTGCCATTTTTGATTGCATTCTTGATTGCATCCTTTGACATTTTGGGCGCAACGCCGGTCGCGGTTGAAATGGTGATGTGAGGCATTCCAGAAGTAACAACCGAGTCTTTCATACCACTGACAAAAGTGATAATCGCCGCCTGTATTGAATCAGTGACAACCATGCCAACGATTTTGAAACCCACTATTAATCCGGTTCGTGGAAAACACCAGATTTGGTCTTGAGTCGCATGACCAATGTGAATAGTCACATGGCTGTTGTGTTGAATCGGATGAACGGGGCTGATGCCACCCACCATAGGGGCTTCGCGCACACTTGAAATGGGCTTGACGCTCTTATACACATTGTTCCTCGCCATGATTAAACCGAGTCGGTTTGTGTTATTAAAGGTTCCGGTATCTGACTGTTTTTCTATATCAATAGAAAGTATTATAAACAGGCTCTGACTCGGTGTAGCGAATGAACATATTTGTATTGGATAATGACCCCGCAGTAGCGGCACGAATGATGTGTGACAAACACATACCTAAATTACTTCTTGAGTCAGCACAGATGATGGCCCAAGCCCTGCGCCGACATGGTGCGACTGATGATATGATGCCCCTAACCAAGAGTGGCACACCATACAAAGGCGGTCACAAACACCACCCTTGCACAGTATGGGTAGGTGATACTCGCGACAACTTTGTGTGGTTGGCTAACCACGCTTCGGCATTATGTCATGAATACCTGTCACGATTTGGTAAAGTCCATGCCTGCGAACAACCGATTCTTCACATGATTAAAATGTATCGGATGATTCCCTTTGGTGGTCTTACGCGCTTCGCTCAAGCCATGCCCGATGAATACCGTGACATTAATGCGGTCAAAGCATACCGAGCATACTACCATTCCAAGACATTCGCCAAGTGGGATAAGGGAACACCCACGCCCGATTGGTGGCGGTAAATCGGCTATTCATTCCTCTTCATCAATGACGAACTCTGTGTCTATCACGCCTTCGTCACGCTCACGACTTTGCCTCTCAATAACTGTCATAGGCTTGATACGACCATCGTGTTCATCCTGTTGATAGAACCCTGCTTGACGACCCTCTTCGCGCTCTATCACACACAAATCGCAATAGTGCAACGAAGTGGAAATGTGGGTAGGCGCACCTGCCTCTTTCGCCGCTGTCAGTGACTCGTTGCGACTATCACCATCTGGATACTTGAGGGGTATCGCGCAATATCTGTCGTGGATATGGCATTTTGACTCGGTTGAATCTCCGCAGTATATAATTTCGCTATCAGTGGTCATAGCAACATCTCCGAATTATCTCCGAGCGGGTGTTTGGTTTCAGCAACATTGTGGATGAGTTCTTCAAGTTGGTCAGTTAGTAAATCCCAAGTTAGATTCTTGACCGCCCATTCACGCGCTGACTCGCCTTTACTTTTGACGAGTTCGGGATGGTCGTATGCCTCTTGAATAGTGTCGGCCAATGCTGATTCATCAACGAGTTTCAGATTGACGCCCCATTTTGGCCCAACGATATTAGTCGCACATGGAACGAGCCACCCACGCTCGTTGTCATTTCCAATGAGTTCGGGGCCGGTGCTGTTATCCGGCAGTATGATTGGCGTTCCACAGGCCATAGCCTCTGCTGATGGCACACCAAATCCTTCACCACCTGTCGCCAACACATGAACATCAGCGAGTCCATACAACATGGCGAGTTCTTCACGCGATAAACCGAACAACGGATTTGTTGTAGTGTCAGAGAATGCGATTTGACTTTCAAGCCCCGCCTCCTTGATGAGTTGGGGGAGATTCCACCCACCCATCCCTGTTGAATCAGTGGGGTCGCCAACATGAAGTATCATCCCGACATTGAATGGTTTGTCATTACGAATCCAAAACTCACGGAATGCGTTTATGAGTCGGGGTATTTGTTTGCGATTTGTGTTGCGACCAACATGAAGCAAAGTGAAATCCCATTTCAAACCGAGTTTTTCCTTCGCTGACTTTCGTTGTTCATCCGTCATGGGTTTGAATACATCAGCGTCTATGCCATGTAATAGCACTTCACCAGAGCCACCAATGTA